AAAGTTTATTCCTATTGAAGGAGATAAGAATAATGTTAGTACACTATATCAAAGTGTTCCTTATATTATAGGAATGCAACTAAATGTATATGCTCTTAATCAAGATGAAGCATTACAAATAGTAGAACAAATTTTGCCTACGTTTTCTCCTGAATATACAGTAAGTATAAAAGATCTTGAAGGTTCTAACACAACCACTGATGTTCCTATTATATTAAACTCTCTTTCTCTTAATGATGATTACGAAGGTGATTTTGAAACTAGGAGAACTATATTATACACTCTTGATTTCAGTATGAAAGTGAAGTTTGCTGGTGGAGTTAGTAAGCAAGGACTGATAAGAACTGTTGATACATTCTTATTTGATGATGTTAACACCGCTTTAAAAGCAACTAATCCATACGGTGTTAATAATGAAAATATTCGAGTTACAGTAGCAAATAGTGATAGTGCTCCATTGGATGATACTGATACTATAACAACCACATTTGGTTTTGATCATGGATCGTGAAAATAAAAATAATGAAGACACTGAAGAAAAGCTTGAAATAACGGAAACACCACAAATAGAAGTTTCAAGCTCTCAGATTGTAAATGACACAGAGACTGATATCGAGTATTCTCGAGACAAGATGAAGTCTTTGATTGATCAATCTTGTGAAGCCATTAATCACATGATGGCACTCGCTTCAGATTCAGAACATCCTAGAGCTTTTGAGGTTCTATCTACAATGATAAAACACACAAGTGAGATGTCGCAAGATCTTGTTAAACTACAAAAGACGCGGAAAGATATTACACAGGAAAAGAGTGGTCCTTCAAGTACAACGACAAACAATTCTATCTTCGTTGGATCAACTACAGAATTGCAAAAATATCTTAAAAAAAATAATGATGATGAAGAATCTATAGATGTCTGAGAGTTTAGTAAATGGTAATGGCGGTTACATGGGTAACCCGCTTGTGAAAAAGGATGGTTTGCAGACATCATTTTCAGCTGAAGAAGTTGAAGAGTATGTTAAATGCATGAATGATCCTATATACTTTGCTGAAAAATATGTAAAGGTTATATCGCTTGACGATGGATTAGTTCCATTTAAACCTTATGAATATCAAAAGAAGATGTTCAAACAGTTTAATGATAATCGTTTTAATATAGTTCTTGCATGCCGGCAGTCTGGAAAATCCATTTCATCGGTGATCTACATTCTATGGTATGTTCTTTTTAATTCAGAAAAGACAGTTACTATACTTGCTAACAAAGGATCTACAGCCAGAGAAATGCTAAGCCGCATTACTCTTGCACTTGAGAATCTTCCATTTTTCCTACAACCAGGATGCAAAGCTCTTAATAAAGGATCCATTGAGTTTTCGAATAATTCAAAGATTATCGCTGCAGCTACATCAGCTAGTTCTATTCGAGGACTTTCGGTAAACCTTCTTTTCCTTGATGAGTTTGCTTTTGTTGAGAATGCCAGTGAATTTTATACTTCAACTTACCCCGTGGTTTCTGCTGGTAAAGAAACAAAGGTTATTATTACATCTACTGCAAACGGTATTGGTAATATATTCTGCGGATTGTGGGAAGGTGCACAGAAAAAGAAGAACGAATTTACACCATTTAGAGTAGATTGGTGGGATGTTCCTGGGCGAGATGAGGTATGGAAAGCAATGACTATTGCGAATACATCAGAACTTCAGTTTGATCAAGAGTTTGGTAACAGCTTTATTGGAACGTCAAATACTCTTATTTCATCTAATACTCTTTTAGGTTTACAAATGCATTCACCTGAAAGGCGCCATAGAGGAGTAAAATATTACGAAGATCCACAAGAAGATCATCAGTACGTAATGACAGTTGATGTTTCAAAAGGCCGTGGGCAAGATTATTCGACTATCACTGTCATTGATTCAACATTCGGAAAATTTAGGCAGGTTGCTACATTTAGAGATAATATGATATCCCCTATGATTTTAGGAGATATTATTGTAAGAGTAGCGAGAGAATATAACGAAGCATTAGTCATTATTGAAAATAACGATGCGGGAATGGTTGTGTGTAATGATGTTTATTATGAGCATGAATATGAAAATATGTTTGTGGAATCTAGCGTTCGTAAAAATGGCATTGGTGTAATGATGACAAAAAGAATCAAACGGATTGGATGCTCTAATTTAAAAGATTTAATCGAATTGGGTAAGCTTAATATTATTGACGAACACACAATATTGGAGCTTTCAACGTTTGAGGTAAAGGGAAGTTCTTATGAAGCTAGTTCTGGTAACCATGACGACTTAGTAATGAATTTAGTTATGTTTGCTTGGTTCGTATCATCAGAAGCATTTGGTGATATATCAGCTGTTGATTTGAAAGAAATGTTATTTAAAGAAAAGATGGAGCAGATTGAAAATGACGTTCCTCCATTTGGAATTATAACCAATTCTACAGATACTGGAAATAAACACGAAGAATTAGTTAATGAAGTTAAAGCGTGGCACGATCTGTAAACTCATTGTTGTATAAATAGAATTATTGAAACTATCTTGTAATGAATAAACTTATTAATAACATATTGAAAGGAAAAAACTAAAATGGCATTTCAGGTATCACCAGGAGTAGAGGTCAAGGAAATAGACTTGACAAATGTGATCCCCGCAGTATCGACATCGATCGGTGCGTTTGCAGGTCACTTCAGCTGGGGTCCTGTAGGAGAAGTAAAATTAGTATCTTCTGAGAAGGAACTAATTAACGAATACGGAGTTCCGGTGGATACAACCACTGGTGGTCAGTACGATAACTATACTTCATTTCTACAGGCCGCGAGCTTTTTAAAATACAGCAATACACTTCGTATTTCACGAGCGTGTTCAGGCGCCGCAACAAACGCGGCTGGATCTAAACACGGTGCAGATACAACAGTAACCATCATTAAGAAGGAAGATGATTTTGCAGGAGCAACTTTCGGAGCTAAACCCGGTATTGTTCATGCTCGTTGTCCAGGAACTGCAGGCAATAGTCTTAAATTACATCTCGCGACGGCGCTTGTTGGATCAGGAAGTGCACAAGGCAGTTTCACTGATACTACTTTAAATAATAACGTCAATTCACTGGCCTCAACAACTGCTTGGGCAGCAACGAATACCTCTCTCGGGTATACAGGCACAGATATTGATGTTAAAGACGAAGTCCATATCATAGTTGTTGACGCAGATGGAGTATTCAGTGGTGTTCAAGGTACGGTCTTAGAAGTTTATGAAGGACTTTCCTTGTACTCAGATGCTGTTAAAGATGGCGGTTCAAACTACTATAAAACGGTTATAAATCGCGATTCTAAATATGTATTTATTAATGAAGCAGCACTTGCTGCAGAGTTTAGCGGGTCGGCACACGCAGCTCCTGGAAATGCTGCTTCAGCTGGTAAAAAGTTTAATGCTGCCGCATTATCATCTAGTCTTGCGATTGATTATTCTTTGGTTAAAGGATCTGACGGATCATCCGCAGGTGACGCATTGAAAACAAGTAATGTTACAGCAGCTTTGGGAGAGTTTGAAAACCCAGAAGCAATTGATATCAATCTTTTGTTTGCTGAAGGATTCAACGGCGATACTGCAATTCATAACAAAGTGATTGACATTGCAGGTAATAAACGTAAAGATTGTGTCGGATTTGTATCACCAGATACAACAGCTGATGCCGTAACCGATGTAACTGGCGACGTAAATTACAATAGTTCCTATATTGTGCAAGATTCCTCTGCAGTTTATGTGTATAACAAGTACAATGATACTTTCCGTTATATTCCTGCAAACGGTCACATTGCTGGCCTTTGTGCAAGGACTGACGATACTAACGATCCTTGGTTCTCACCAGCTGGTTATAACCGAGGGAATCTTCTTGGAGTAACCAAGCTTAAGTGGAACCCAAATAAAGGAGAAAGAGACACGCTTTATAAAGCGGGTGTTAACCCAATTATTTCAGAGCCTGGTCAAGGGATTCTGCTATTTGGTGATAAGACTGCACAGAGTAAACCATCTGCCTTTGATCGTATTAACGTTCGTAGGTTGTTTGTGGTTCTTGAAAAAGCAATCTCTACAGCATCTAAATTCCAACTCTTTGAGCTTAACGATGAGTTTACGAGAGCAATGTTCAGGAACATGACCGAGCCATTCCTTAGGGATGTTAAAGGAAGACGTGGTATTACTGATTTCCTAGTTGTTTGTGACGAAACAAATAATACAGGAGACATTATTGATACTAATCGGTTTGTTGCAGATATTTACATTAAACCTGCTCGTTCAATTAACTTCATTACTTTGAATTTCGTTGCAACAAGAACAGGTGTTGAATTCTCTGAGATCGTTGGAACTGGTAACTAATAAATAACAAAAAGAAAGAAAAACTATTATGGCAACAGTAGACGATTTTAAAGCAAAGCTTATCGGTGGTGGAGCAAGGGCAAACCTTTTTAAGGCGACCATTGCTTTCCCAGCGTACGCCGCAGGAGATAGTGAGCTTGCACAATTTATGTGTAAATCCGCACAACTTCCAGCCAGCGTTGTTGGTCAGATTGATGTTCCCTATCGTGGACGTCAAATGAAAATAGCCGGTGATCGTACATACGAAAACTGGTCAGTAACAATTATTAATGATACAGGGTTTGAAATTCGCGATGCAATGGAGCGTTGGCAGAATGGAATAAACTCTCACGTATCAAATGGTGGTTTAACAAACCCATCTGATTACGAGGCTGATCTTGCAGTTGATCAGCTTGATAAAGCAGGGAACGTTATTAAAACTTATACATTTAGATCGGCATGGCCAGTAAATGTTTCAAGTATTGAAGTAAGTAACGACTCTGCTGATACTATTGAGGAATTCACTGTTGAATTTGCTTATCAGTATTGGGAGTCAAACACCACAAGTTAAACAATAGAACTGGGGAGGTCCAAACCCTCCCTGGTTTTTATTATAAATAATATATTATGGCGATAAATTTATTTGGATTTGAAATTAGTAAAAAAGTTTCAGCGCACAATAGCGTTGAAGCAATGTCACCTATACCTAAACCTAAGGATGAATCTTCATCAACGGTGGCAGTTGGAGGTGGTTACTACGGGCAATATGTAGATCTTTCAAATACCGACACGGTTTCTGACCACGAATTAATTCGTAAATACCGTGAAACTGCGATGCAGCCTGAGTGTGATGCGGCTGTCTCTGACATTGTTGATGCCGCTATTGCATCATCAGATCAATCTTCTCCGGTTGATTTATCTATGAGTGATTTAGACTTGCCTAACAATGTAAAGAAACAAATAATTAAAGAGTTTAACCGTGTGTTAAAACTTTACAAGTTTAATAGAAATGCCTCAGAGTATTTTCGTAATTGGTATGTCGATGGTAAATCATATTTTAATGTAATTATTGATCCTAATAATCCTCAGAAAGGTATTATAGAACTTCGTCCAGTTGAATCGACACACATTAATAAAGTCAGAGAAGTAAAACAAGAAACTGACCCGAAGACAGGATTAGAATATGAAAAGGTTGTAGACGAATATTACGTTTATTCTCCTGATCTTGGAAATAATGCTGTTGATAAATTGAATGGTATTAAGTTTGCGAATGATGCTATTATCCAAGTTAATTCTGGAATAATGGATCCTGATAAGATCCGAACAGTTGGTCACTTGCATAAAGCAATGAAACTAGCTAATCAGCTTCGTTATATGGAAGATTCTTTGGTTGTATATCGTGTTTCGCGTGCACCAGAAAGAAGAATCTTTTACATCGATGTTGGTAACCTTCCAAAAGGTAAGGCTGAAGAATATGTTCAACAGGTTGTTTCTCGCTATAGGAATAAGCTTGTGTATGATGCAAATACAGGAAATATCAGCGATGATCGTAGACATATGTCAATG